GTTTGGGTCTACAATACATGTATTGATTGATTAAAGGAGCTGACATGACTGAATTCGAATCCAAGTGCTATGGTATGACTGAGCAAGCTATCCGTGAACAGTACATGGAAAGTATTACCGCACGTTTCTCGGGTCTGGAAATGGTCGTCATGGGCATTCTGAGTGACTGCCAAGAAATGATGGCAATGGGAACTGGTCCTCGCTCTGTTGAATACGTTCGTAAACAAATGAACGTAGCTAAATTTATTCTGTCCGAAATGCAAGATGCCAAGCAAGCGGCTTGACAATAAATCGTTTTGGGCATATAATACATGTATTGATTGATTGAAAGGTAACTAAATGTCTATTGTTCGTGTTCTCTCTGGTTCTTATCGCAACCAACCCGTCAAAGGTGAAATCTTCACACTGGTCAAAGGCTACCAACTTGGTGCTAAGGGTGGTTTCGTGACTGTCAAAAACGAAGGTCAGTTCCCCGGTCGTCCTGCAGAGGTTCGTGTTCAGGTTGACAATCAGGAACAAATTCAATTCATGAGTGGTAAGCCTGAGGTTGTTGAAACTCCTAAAGAAACTGATGAACAGGCAATGGATCGCATTGCAAGTCGTTTTGCTGTGCTTGATGAAATGTCCAGCGCATGTATCGCAGGCAATATTCGTGCTATGATTGTGACTGGTCCTGCTGGTATTGGTAAGTCGCACGGCGTGACCACTCAAATGGAAAAGGCATCTATGTTTGACAAGATTGCCGGCAAGCGTCCTCGCTTTGAGATTGTCAAAGGTGCTATTTCCGGTATCGGTCTGTTCGCTACACTGTACAAGTACTCCGATGCAAAGAATGTTCTGGTGTTTGATGACTGTGATGTATGGGAAGATCAGGACGCTATCAACGTGTTGAAGGGTGCTCTTGATAGTGGCAAAACTCGCCGTATCTCTTGGAACAAGGACTCTCGTCTGTTGCGTGACGAAGGTGTGCCCAATCAATTCAATTTCAACGGCTCTATCATCTTCATTACCAACAAAACTTTTGACAACAAAAAGGCTAGTAAGATTCAACCGCACTTGGATGCTCTCCAGTCTCGTTGTCACTTTCTGGATCTGACTGTTGACAGTGAGCGTGACAAGATGCTCCGCATCAAGCAAGTTCACCGTGATGCTGATGGTGGTCTGTTCGCTGACTACGATTTCACTCAGGAACAAACTGATGAAATTATGTCGTTCATTGAGACTAACCACGCTAAACTGCGTGAGGTGTCATTGCGTATGTGTCTCAAGATTGCTGATCTGGTCAAGATTAGTGCTAACTGGCGCAAATTGGCACAAGCAACTTGCATGAAGGGTGTTTGATGAACGAACGAATTAAAGAACTTGTTAAGCGGGCCGGCGGACATTTCTCTACTCGCAACTTAATGAGCAATCCTGTACAACATCGGGAGTCTATTGAGTTATGGGATGATAGGATTGAAAAGTTCGCCGAGTTGATTGTCAAGGAATGTCGTGATATGTTTGTAGTCAATAGTGTCAGTTGGAATCTCTTAAATGAGAAACTAGAACATTTCGGAGTTGAATGATGATTGAATTTTTAATAGTGTATGCTATTGCTCTCGGAATGTTATTCCTGTTGGCAATAGTGGGCAGTCTTTTTGTTAAAGGATTAGACAAGTGAACGAACGAATTCAAGAACTTGCCAATCAAATGTTTAGCATGGAACAATTTGAGTATGCTGAGGAATTCCTAAACGATGAATTCCTGGAAAAGTTCGCTGAGTTGATTGTTCGGGAGTGTGCTGGTATTAGTGAACAACACAATAGGAACTACTACACAAGTCATGGACAAATAATTGCAAATAAGATTAAAGAACATTTCGGAGTTGAAGAATGAAACAGCGTGGATTTACTCTTATTGAGTTGATGGTTGGTATCATCTTTATGGTCTGCCTCGGCATTATGGTAATTGGCGCACTTGGTGCCAGAGACAATGCTATTAGTTGGGGTGTCAATGGTGTAACCGAAATGCGATGCATTGATGGCTACAAGTTTGTAATCGGTGCGCATGGCCAGGCCCGTCAAGTAATGGATGAGTTTGGTAAAGGTGTCAAGTGTGAAATGATTGTCCCCGGTAAGTCAGGTTCATTTGGTTCTATGTAAGTTACTGCCGTGTGAAGGCAAGAGGGCAACGACAATAAGTCCCTCCCCTATATAAAGGAGACTTCGGTCTCCTTTTTTTGCCTGTTTATTTGCTTTTCTCTGATTACTTTTGTATAATCTATGAATGGCAGAATTAAAATCTAAAGAAGATATTCTATACTTTATGAAAAGTGGCTTATTGAGAATAAGCCGGAGTGACCTACGGTTCATAACAAATCTGCAAACCATCGCTAATACAAAAAAGTATGTTACTAGCAATCAAGCAAATCTACTTGACAAAATCATCGTAAAATACGAACGGCAAATAGCCAAACATGAATTACATGTTAATCATCTAGTTTCTCTACCCTGGAATGTAGAAGTTTTAGAAAGTGCCAATTCATACACCAATGCATTTATTGTCATTGAGCATGGAAGAATATATTTCAGATCACCGTATAACAAACATTTTATAACAGACTTTAGGAATAATTCAGCGGGATTGTTAACGTGGAATATGGAGTTAAAAAGGTATGAGGGTGATTATAGCACTGCTGCCTTGAAACTATTAACAACAATGGTTCCTAAATATTTCAACACAGTAAATTACTGTGAGGAAACTACTAGGCTCTTAGATTCTATTGCGAGATATAATGGCAAGTTATACTGGGACCCTACACTAGTATCCGTTAATGATCGTTTAATGATTGTTGCTGCCAACCAACATCTTAATGAAGCGTTAAAGGATGTTGAATTGAATGCTGATATGAAAACTCTTGCGTTATTGGCAAACTACGGAGTTAAAGTACATCACTCATTACTGCAAACTGATGCAGAAATATTTGCTGCCAAGTATGATCCTATAGTAGAAATAGCAGACATTTCTAACCTAGTTGTGTGGTTAAAAGAATTAGAATGCGACTATGTATACTTGTCAGGTGGAAATAGTTTAAGCAGAATCATTAAGATTATGATTTCAGAGTTAAATAGTAAGAACATCATGCACTCTGTGGTCACGTATAGAGAAAAGCCATCAGACCCTACTCAATTCAAATTCCCAGTGTTAGTAAGATTCACACGCACAGGAAACATTGACGTTGAACCAAAAAGAATTGCCAAAATTATCACAATGGTAAATTCTGAACCAATAGACATAAAATGAAACAGTGTAAATTAATAATCAAAGATGAAGTAAACGTAAAGCTTGAGGGCTTAGAACTGGGTGATCGCAAGACACTGTTAAAGATGTTTGAGTTTGAAGTGCCCGGTGCACGATATCTACCTAGTGTTCGTTTAGGTAGATGGAATGGTAAGACAAGTTATTTTGCATTGGGTGGTAGCACATACATTAATCTGCTTCCAGAGATTCTACCTCTGTTAGATCAAGCAGGATATGATATTGATCTAGATGACCAACGTGAATACACAACCACATTCAATTTTGCTCAAGTGTCCGAGGAGACATTCAAGCACAAGGTTTGGCCCGCAAAGCACCCCATGGCGGGACAACCTGTTGTATTGCGTGACTATCAAATTGAAATCATCAACAACTTTCTAGCAAACCCTCAGTCAATACAAGAAGTCGCAACTGGCGCAGGCAAGACATTAACAACAGCGGCACTGAGTTTAAGTGTAGAAGAATATGGAAGAAGTATCGTTATCGTCCCTAATAAGGACCTCGTTCGTCAGACAGAAGCTGATTATATCAACTTGGGTCTTGATGTTGGTGTTTATTTTGGTGACCGTAAAGAACTTGGACGTACCCACACGATATGTACATGGCAGTCGCTTAACAACATGATGAAGAAAACTCAGTCAGGAGAGGCTGAAGTTTCTATTGTAGAATTCATTGAGGATGTTGTTTGCGTCATGGTTGACGAAGTACACATGGCTAAAGCTGACGCACTAAAAGCATTATTGACAGGTCCAATGGCACGTATTCCTATTCGTTGGGGCTTGACCGGAACTATACCTAAGTCTAAATTTGAATTCATGTCATTGTTTGTTAGCTTAGGTAACGTGATCGGTAAGTTGTCTGCAAAAGAATTGCAAGACAAGGGAGTACTTGCACAATGTCACGTGAACATTGTACAGCTAAAAGATGAAGTTGAGTTTACCAACTATCAAAGCGAACTGAAATATCTAACTGAAAACAGTGAGCGTTTAGATGCCATTGCTACACTTATAAAGAAGGTTTCTGAAGGTGGCAATACACTGATATTAGTTGATAGAATCAGTGCTGGTAAAGAACTACAGCGTAGATTAAGTAACATATTCAGTCTATTGAAAGACGCACCTGATGTATCTTTTGTTTCGGGTGAAACTAATCTAACTGAACGTAGGGAAAGCTATGACGAAGTAGCAACAGCAAGCAATAAGATTATCATTGCAACATATGGCGTAGCCGCAGTCGGTATCAATATACCTCGCATCTTTAACTTGGTTCTGTTAGAGCCCGGAAAGTCGTTCGTCAGAGTTATTCAGTCAATCGGACGAGGGATTCGTAAAGCAGAGGACAAAGACTTTGTTCAAATCTGGGATATTACCAGCACATGCAAGTTTGCAAAACGTCATTTGACTCAACGAAAAAATTACTACAAAGAAGCAAATTATCCATTTGATCTTGAAAAACTAGTCTATAAGTGATATTATTAAAATATGAACATATTATTGTTAGATAACACAAAATACAATTTAGAAAATCTCCCAGAAGAAGTAGATGATCTTAGATTCGCCATCTTAGATAACTCCAATCCTCAAAACGTTGATTACCATTATATCCCTCTTATTTTCTTAGAGTCTTTTAGCGCACCCGCACTAGTTTTGCGAATAGGTGATGCTACTATCAAGATGCCAGTTGATTGGCAAATATTGATAGGAGAAAAAGAACACGGTGACTTAGAGACACTACCACTTACTAGTATCAATGACAGAGGATTTAATGCGTTTGAATTTAATCCATTAACAAGTTTCAGCCCAAGCTTCTTACCTATTGAAATTATAGACATATACCATGATGTAACATGGTATGCACCTAGATTAAAGAACGGTCAATTCTTGTGCGTACCTATTGACGATGGCAAAGAACCCAGATGTGTTTACTTTGTTAAAGAGATTAGTAGAAACTGTGAGATTGTAGATTATAGTCAGGCATTCTAATGGCAACTAAAAAAGCAACAACCCCTGCTGATGAAAAGCTAGACAAGCAAGACTTCCCGTTGTTTGATGCACTCAACGCATTAGACAGAAAAGACTATGCTTGGTTTGATTCATTATCAGAAGAACAACAGCGTAAGTTTGTAGCGTTTATGATGATAAAATACATGAGCTACATTAAAGGATCTGGTGCAGTCGCAGCCTATTATGCAATGAGCACTGACATAAACGCAAACAAGTATTTCTTTAACGAATATGTTAGTAAGCATCCTAAGTTGCAATGGTTGATGTTGTGTGCTTCAAGTCCGGGCAAGGGCAAACAATTTCATCCTTGGATACCGCAGATTAAAGAGAAGGTTAGTCTTCTCAAAGAACATGCAAAAGCTTCGGACATAAAAGAATACTTTAAGAAAATTTATCCATCTAGCGTTAGCGATAGTGACTTGAAAGAATTAGCAGATGCATATGTGGATGAGCACAAAAGAAAAATGTATCTTGCTAATAAATTCCCTTCAATGAAGATTGCTGACATAGACTTATTGAGTCAATTGGTTACAGATGAAGAAATCAAGCAATACGAAAAAGACTTCGGAAACTGATCTGCCGCACTATGGATGTGAATTCTGTGGCCGTACATTTGCACGTGAGTCTACTATCACTAAGCATATTTGCGAATACAAACACAGATGGCTAGAAAAAGATAGAGCAGGAAACCGTATTGGCTTTCAAGTTTGGTTACAGTTCTATAAAAAGAACAGTGCAAGTTCTAAGAATCGCACATATGAAGAATTCATAAAGTCTGCGTACTACACTGCATTCGTTAAGTTTGGTAATTACTGCGTTGACATAAATGCCATTAACGTTGGTAGATTTGCAGATTGGCTATTAAAGAACCAAGTAAAGATTGATACATGGTGCGCAGACAGTACATATACCAAGTACTTGATTGATTACTTGAGAGTAGAAGATCCGTTAGACGCTATCGCTAGAAGCATTGAAACAACATTGTCAATGGCAGAGACTGCGGGTATTCTGAGCAAAGATATACTACGCTATGGAAATGCAAACAGAATATGCCATAACATTACCGTGGGTAAGATTAGTCCGTGGATGCTGTATCAATGTCCTAGTGGTACACAGTTCTTGGGTAACTTGAATGATTCTCAAGTTAATATGATTATTGACTATATCAATCCAGAACAATGGAAGATCAAATTCAATCGTGAGCCAGAGAATGTTAAGCAAGTAAAAGAGATACTTGCACTAGCGGGTTACTGATGGATCCCATATTTTGCTCATTAGCCCACACAGGGTTTAACGCTACTAGTAGTGGCACAGCAACACCTTGCTGTGCAATTGCCCACAAGTACATACCCGAAAGAAGAAGTCGCAAGCCCTTGATTGAAAAGCTGAATCATATTAATTTGATTCGTGTTAGAGCGCAACTAAAAGCTGGATTATGGCCAAGCGAATGCTCAACTTGCAAAAAATCAGAGGCTGCGAATTTAGGTTCACTAAGAACAGTGTTCAATCAGTATAGATTAGATAGAGGACTAGATACTAATCTTACAGGTACAGTTACTCCGGCAGACATATATTCATTGCATGTATCAGTGGGAAACAAATGCAACAGTAAGTGTATGACTTGCAATCCAGGCTCCAGCAATCTATGGCAAGATGAATGGAAGACGGTTTGGAATATAAATCAAATCACTAACAATAGCGATTCAATCTTAGACAACCCATTAGCGATAGACGAGTTAATAACAGATTTTGTCAACTTAAAGAAGATTACATTCTTAGGAGGCGAACCTACTATCAATGATAACCACCTAATATACCTAAACAAGCTTATAGAAAATAACAGAAGCACTGATATTGATTTGGGGTATGTCACTAATCTAACAGGCATTGATGACTCATTGCTTGATGTATGGAGTAAGTTTAGAAACATTGACCTTAACATATCAATAGATGCATACGGGGCAAAGAACGATTATATTCGTTATCCTATTAAATGGCAAAAGGTAGAATCAAACCTAAGAAAATTTTTAGATTGGGCTAGCAAAGACAAAATTTCTATAGGTCTTAGTCTAACACCCAGTGCCTTTAACTGTATTCATTTAGATGAAGTTTATGAGTTTTGGTACAGTCTATTGGCAGAATACAATCTACCCATGTACTATGGCATTGCATTGAATAAGATAACTTATCCTATGTATACCAGTATGCGTATCACATCATTGTCTTATCGCAACACAGGGATTACTAAGCTAGAAAATATAAAAAAGAAACTACCGCTTGAGTCCCACCGTTCAATTGACTATTGTATTGAAATGTTAAACGAACCTATGTTAGATACTGAAACTATAGAAACAGGAAAACACTTTATACAAAAGTCGGACTTGTATCGCAAGCGAAATCTAAGAGATTATGTACCCGAACTATACGATGAACTATGGAAAAGAAACTAATTAACGGTATTGACAATACACATGACTATTGCGTGAAAATACCTTTTGATTATTTGCATAGTGTTGCTACAGGGGTAGAAAGATGGAATGATGTTTGTGCTAAAGCTATGGAAATGTTTGGGTTACCCGGAGACAAATATACCTGTAGATTCCTAAAAGATAGAATTGAGTTTTGGTTCCTAGACGAAAAAGATGCTATGATGTTTGAACTATGTTGCGGATAAGAGCAAGAATTCGTAAGTGGCGCGGAGAGCGTAAACTAAAAAAGAGCGGCTATTTGACATGGCGAGCTTATAAACATAACAATGATAACGGTGTAGTAAAATACGCTGATTGTGTAGAAGATTACTACACCGACTACCCATACATCTACTCTTGCCCAAATCCAAAGCATTACGCATATCAATTGGTAGCCGATTATGGTCCCGCTGGTCAGTATTTCGGGTATGAAGAAATGAACGATTGGTGCCATGAAAAGATAAGGTGGAACTTTCGTTGTGATTTTCATCGGGTTTGGGAGAACCAATTTACGGGAAAAATGGAGTTTAATGATATTGGCGGTTCTGATATAATATACTTTGCATTCAAACGGGAACAAGATTTCACACATTTTTTATTGAGATGGGCTTAAGAATAATTTACATTGAATATCAAACACCATTAACATCTGATGTTATTAAATGGTTTATTGATACGTTCGGATCCCCTCAAGAATGGGATGGTGAAGTCTTGGCTCCGACACAGTTAAAAAGTGGATATCAATGGGCTAACGGTAAGCACGTATTAAATGGAAATCACTATCCTACTCCATGTATTTGGTGTACAGAAAAAGCGTATATGATGTATAAATTGAGGTGGTTATAATGGAGCAAGGTAGCTTTAAATACAAGACTGAAAAATATTATGGCAGCACCCGAAACGTTCATACTGTGTCCTGGAAGGGAAGGGGCGAAGTTGATGGAGACGAGATTCGCCAATGGTGCTTAAATAATTTTGGAACACCTGGATATCAAGATGCTATTGAAGGTACTCGTTGGCTAGATAATATATCAGAGCATGGTGAAATCTTCTTGTGCAATGATGAAGACTTGACCTTCTTTTTACTGAAGTGGACATGAGCCTTGAATTTCTAATCCACAAAGTATTCATCAAGTTACTAGATACTGACACTGATGAAATTGATATGTGGTGCATTGAGCATTTTGGTGAGCAAGGCATAAAATGGGGTAGTTACTTTGCTGATGATAGCCCATATAATTATGACCAATATTATATATTTGAAAATCACGAAAATGCAGTACTTTTTACTCTAACATGGGTATGAGAAGATTACATTTTGAAGGCCCTACATGGCACGATACCAAACCAGGTTGGCACGAACTTGAATTGAACCTTAACGGGCAACCAAAACGCTATCGGGAAATTATAGAATGGCTGTATAATACTATAGACAAGTGTGAAAGACACTGTAGATGGTTTGAAACCACAAACGGAATAAAAATAAAATTTAGATATGAACGAGATTACATTGTGGCAATGTTGAGGTGGTCATAATGGAAATTAAAACTATATACCGTCACCAGGCCGCAAACGACTGGGACGAAAAAGTTAAATGGTGTCAAGAAAATCTATATCACGGGGGTTATTATGAACCCAAATGGTATTTACGTTATCCTTGGATAGAGTTTGATGATGAGCAAGAATATATTTGGTTTACTTTGAGGTGGACATGAAATTCATAAAGATTGATATTCCAGAAGAACGCAGAATAGAAGCAACTAAGTGGACACGAGAATTTATCGGTAGAGCCAAAGGTGAAAACGGTGAACTCCATATGAGCGAAATCATTTGGTACAAAACTTCTTTTCCAAACGGTATAGCTAGATTTTATTTCCGTGACCCTAAACACGCTACATTGTTTATGTTGAGGTGGCTATGAGAGTAAGCATTTGGTATCGCACAGAATTACAGCAACCTCCTAAGTCAGGTCATTATCTTGCTTATAGAGGCTGGGGCATTGCAGGCAAAGCTGATGATGACAGTGACTGGGGCTATGTCTATTATGATAAGAAACTAGACGAGTGGCGTGATTATCAATCCGGTGGCCACTATGCTATCGTTTATTATTGGACTGATGCTACACCTGATGACTGGACAGACGAAGACCCTCCTAGCATTCAACTACGCAAACTAAAAGAAGAACACAATGTAGCACTAGACGATGCTTGGAAGAAAGTTTGTGAAGCAATAGACCAGTACAACATGATTAAAGAGTTGGTACGATGACACATCAATTGGATACAATAAAGCAGTTGGCTATTGACATTGAGGGCTGGAAGCCCGGTGAATTGTATGTTATCGCCGGCAGACAGTCTGGTAAGAGTATGCTCAACCAAATATACAATACAAATCTCTGCAAAGAAATTACTTTAACAGGTCAACAGAAGTTGATGGAACTTATCTGGGGTCAACCTATGAAAGAAGAAAAATACAAATTCAGTCGTGCTAATTGGTATCAAGCAGAATTCAATGATAAGGATTACTTTGAAGTAGACGCCTGGTGTAGTCAACAGTTTGGTCCTCATCCTGCTAATCCAGATGCGTGGAGTAGGTGGTGGCATAAGTTTCACAATAGCATCTTGTTTCGTGATGAAAAAGACTATGTGTTGTTTATGTTGAGGTGGAGTTGATGTTTATTCATACATACGAACAACAGCCCGATTGGCGAATCAAGACTGCCTGGCTAGTTGCGGCATTTATGACACCTAAAGAAAATCGTAAAGAGATTACTAAATGGTGCTATAAAACTTATGGTGCACCGGGCATGAATACTTTCACTAAACAGACTAGGTGGAAAGACAGTATTCAATATGGTGAGGTATATTTCAGTCGCAAAGAAGACCTTGAGTGGTTTGTATTGAGGTGGTCATGATAAAGAGACAATATCGTAGAGGACAACCTGGCTATTTCAATAACTTCATCATGTCACATGATCCTGAAGGTACTATAGAAACAGAACTTAAATTGTACAAGGCTACTATAGCGAAAAGCAAAAACAAACATTACATGGTGAATGTAAAGTGGCACGACCATGAACTATACACAATTTTTGTATTGAGGTACGCATGACTGACAACGAATTGATTGATTATACTATTAAGTTTGATACTGACCCAGTCAGAGTTAGACTTGCTACATACATGGATCGTCACCCCGGTGCTATCCTAGATGACCTTGAACGAGCAGGTATGGATCAAACACACTGTACCTTTAGAGATAAAGACACTTGCAATGATTATCTTCCTGGTCAGTATATCACTCACCTTGAAGAAGAAGTTCGTTATCTACAAGAACAACTACATGACGCATTGGATGAAATTGAAAGCATGAAGCCCATGAAAGTCAGTGAGTTGATTGAACAGCTACGACAAGGAATCACTACTGAAAAATTTATGAGAGAACGTGAAGAACGCAGACGGTACGAAGCACAAAAAGAGCGTGATGAAATGAAAAACAAACTTGACATGTGGGCAATACTGAACCGATGAATACCAATTCTGTTCACAATCTTATTGATAGTCAAATTCTGGCCCAGCTTAGGAAGCTTAATAAGCCTAGTAAAACTTATTGGCCCCATCAGATTATTCTGACTTCTTGGCGTGATGTGAATCCTGCTGAACGATTTTGCTATGATAATTTCAAAAGCAAGAACTGGAGAAACGTCGGGGGTGACTTTTATTTCAAGCGTAAAGAAGATTATGAATGGTTTGTGTTGAGGTGGTCATAATGGAAATATTTTATGGCGGTGGAGGCGCAAGCAATCCTAGTTTTATATACCAATTTAAAGTAAAAAAATGCACGACTGAAATGTACGATTGGGCTAAAAAATATCCTAGTAAAGGTCCCTTCAGTCGCTGGTACGTAGAATGGGCTATGGTTTATAACAGTGCAGGTAGACAAAGAGATTATGATGTAATACAGATTGAACACAGTGAAGCAGCTAAAATATTCAAAATAGCATTTGCGGGCGAGTATGAAGATATCACTATGAAAGAGTACAGACTTGATTGAAGTCAAAATGATTGACAAACTACCCATTGAGTTTTTGGTCATTGTAAATGAACTCAAACAAAAGGGTTATGTTCACGGTGTTGACTTTGACTTTACATATCATCCACCCAAATTTGATAACATAACAGGTCATCCCGTGTATAATAGATGTGTAGTCTTTACGTTTTATAAAGAAGAATTAGCAACATGGTTCAATCTACTGTATCAATAACCGCAAGCGATATTTTGTCCGACCAATATGCTGGTATGTTGGCAGATGAAATCCAAAAAGAAATTGACAATGAAATTATGATAGACATGCTAGTGTTAGGTGGTTGGACTAAAGTTGAATTAGAACGACTCAAAGATAGATATGAATCAATTGATATTGAACAATGGATAGACGAAAACTGCACCGGTAAACACGCTAAGTTAGGCAGAACGTTTGTGTTTGAAAAGAAACAAGATGCTGAATGGTTCATACTTAAATGGCTATAAACTGGGGTCGCAGTATAGGTTGGAACATTGACATGCATAGATACAAGAAGCAAAAAGTGGAATATACTATTATTGAAAATGGCGCTGATTGTTATCCATGGCGTGAAGTATTTGTTTGGTGGCCTTGGGTTACTACTGTCACTGGTAAAAGAGTATGGTGGCAAAAAGTATATAAGCGTAAAGTATGGGTAGTATGGGGCACAGGCTTTCATATGGAACCAGAAACGCAATACGCTACTGCATTTGATTTATTAGTTTATGACAATACGTATAGTCCTCAAGCGTGATTTGACTGGTGAACAAGAACAATGGCTTGCTAAGAATGTAGGTCCAAGAATGCATTACCTACATAATAGTAAGGGTGGACAAGGCTGGATAGCAAAATACGAGTGGGCTCCGGGCATGGTTAGCAGAGAATGGGTCCTTACGATTGAAGATGACCGCTATGCTACATTTTTTACATTGATGTTTCCACAATGAATATATCTAAAGACTTTCAAGATTTTGATCCCGATGATCCAGACGGTGATTTCCGTAGGCGCAGATGGGATTACTGGTCGGCACTAAAACTTGTGCGTAAAGAATATATGCAAACACTTGATGCATTAGAGGGCCAGTTTGATGCATATGATTTTGAAGACTACCTAGAAGAAAACTATGGAATCAAAATGAACATAGTTGACGGGAATATTACAGATGGATATAAGATTATGGATGAGGCCAAGTATACTTTCTTTTTATTGAGATTTCAATGACTACTCCATTTGAAATAGTTGATATGCCCAACAACGATTGGGCAGTGTCATGGCCTTCATTTGATGATGCTTTCACCGAAAGCATGAAGTTTAACATATTGAAATGCATCTTTAATGAAATACGTTGTGAAGAAGTGGGGTTAGGGGTAGCCGCGAATAAACATGAGGAATCTACTATCATGTGGATAAACTGTAATATTTGGTTCACTGACATGACAGATGAATATAACCAATATCTTTATAAGTATTACCACATTAGGGGTGCAGTATTTCATAAACAGGCTGATGCTGAAAAGTTCAAAGATATATTAGAAAAGAGGTATATGTGGCAATTACTCAAGGAATAAACGGAACTTTTTTCCCGGCTCAAGACTATGAAAATGTAGAGCCTATATATTTCCGAAAATTTAAAAAAACTATAGCCGTGGATTCTGTTTGGGAAACACGTATATTCTACGAGATAACCCGTTTCCCCTTAGGTAGACAATCAACTATTGATTTGTTATGTAAGAACTACGGTGATCCTAAGTATAGTTATACTTGGTGGTCAACACCTAATGGGATATGCATGAGTGAGCAGATTTATACTTACTACAAGTTAGTGGAATAAGTACGTGCATGTCTGTATTTGACCTAGAGCACATTTTCATTGTATTTCACCCCGGAGCGGGTGGAAACTTTATTGCGTCCTTATTGGAAAAGGTAGTAAAGAATGATGATGCGTCTATTAATGTAAGTACTAGCGGCGCTGCCCACACATTAATAAACAGAAAAATTGCCGGAACTGACTATCTATCTTTTGGAACAGAGATTGACGAACAATCAAATTTCAAGAATCAGGACGAGCGTATTGATTTTTACTTGGATAAGATAAAAACTGAGTATGCAGATGTGACCGCACCGCAAATCATTTGGTCACATGATTTTACAAACATCCCTATATACAAGAAGTTTTTCCCTAACTCAAAAATCATAGTCATCACTCAAGAATCTATAAAAGAAAAGATTGCTGTGGTTATATTTAACGTAGCAAAAAATATTTTAGATTTAAGTGCAGTGAACCCATTAACTGAAAAACGCATGATTGAGGTCATGAATATGTGGAATCACGGTATGCGTATGGACTTGGTTCATTTAATAGGTGAGTCTAAGGTAAAAACGTTGCGTAAAGATAGTAAGTTAATACGGTATCTGTCATTTTATAGAATGATGACATATTATCAACTAAATAGTAGCTTAGAAACGCTAGTAGAACAAGATGACCTTGTGAATACGGTGTTATATCCCTGTAAAGAACTACTTATATTAGGAAAGACTCCCTATACGATTGGTAAGAATTATTCAGAATATACTGTTGATTGCGTTAAACTACCATTTGAATATCTTATGAATGATGACGTAAACATGTTAATAACTGCGATATCAGGAATAATTACACTAGATGATGACAAAAAGAAAATCATCATAGATAACTACAATCTGTACAGAAATGCACAGAATAAAGAAGTACTAGACGATCCTGTCAAATACTTCCAAAAAATCAGAGCAGAGGGTCTGCATGAACTAAAACTCTTAACCACATAATACACTATGAAACACACTATGAACCTACTAAAATTTATCATACTTTCAATTATGATATCAGTATCATCATTTGCAAATGCATTTGATCTGAAAGCAAAACCTATACAAGTTATCATGCCCTTCCCACCAGGTGGCGGTGTAGACCAAACGTTTAGGCATATGCAAAAATATGCTTCACAAAAGGGAATAACTCTAATAGGAGTATACAAGCCAGGAGCAGAGGGTTTGATTGCAATGAGTGATTTAGTCACTCAACCTAAAGATGGTTACCATGTTACTGTAACTACTGTTGCAGGTATAGGATATTTTAGAACACGCAATCCTTCTACTGACATTATTCCTATTACTGGTATTAGAGACACGATATTGAGCGTTGTATCTAGTAACAAAGCTAATTTCAAAAACTTTGATGAATTTGAAAAGGCTTTGAAATCTGACCCTAACTTAACAATCGGTGTTGCTTCACCTTCTCAGAAATTGTTTGTTGAACAGTTATTAGAAGTTAACAAAACAAAAAATACCCCATTGCTTGTACCTTACAAAGGCAGTGCCCCTCTTGTTAATGACTTGATTGCTGGCCACGTAAACAGTGCAGTAGTCCCGTACTCTGTAACAAGACAACATGTAGCTTCAGGGAAGCTTACACTATTGGCTTTAAGTTCACGTGAAAAATTAGCCGAGACCGGTGTTACTAATATTGGTGTAAGATATCCTAAATGGGAACATACTGACGGATTTGTTTTCGCAGTCGCTGATGGCACAAATAAAGAAGTAGTTGAAAAATGGACAGAGTTCTTAAAAGAGTATACTTCGGATCCACAAGTGCAAAAAGAATTCTTAGCAGAAAACACCACTATAACTGAGTTTGGCAGAAAAAACATAGAGAAAACCATTAGCGTTAGTATTAGGCGCCTACAAAATGCAAAATAATTACTACGGTGGGTATTACAAAGTAGGAAGTCAAAAATTTACAAACAAGATCATGGCTGCTATAACAGCCACCGATCTAAGACTTCCTATGACTTGGCACTTTCACGATGAGGTGTTTTCTAAAGTAAAACCCATTGGTGTAAGCAATCTTAAAGAACTATATAAACAACGTGCATTGCAATTACGAGACAAGTATGATTACTTGATATTAAACTTTAGTGGGGGCAGTGATAGCTGGACCGTTCTCAATACATTTTTAGAAAACAATATAAAGCTAGACCATGTATTTGTTAAATGGCCTATGAAAGCCATGGACAAAGGTTTCTACACGCCTAATAAAATTGATAAGACTGCGTTTAACTTTGTAAGTGAATGGGATTTTACTCTAAAGAAAGACTTAGAGTGGTTGGCTCAATCACACCCTGAAATAAAAATAGAAGTTGGTGATTGGTTAGACAACCTCAATAATAGTTATTTCAATGATGACCTATTCGGTAATGCGGTCAACTATAGTTTCATGACCACTTTACTACGCTGTCATTATGGCAGTGACACTGAAAAAGAACTAGTAGATAAAGGACTCAAAGTAGGTTCTATATATGGCGTAGATAAACCCTGGATTGCTATTTTAGGTAATAGCTGCTTCTTTTATTTCGTAGACGGTGCAACTACTACATGCCCGGTAAGAGCAGAGAATCCAGAGGGTACTGAATATTTTTATTGGAGTCCTGATATGCCAGAGATTGCAGTAGAACAAGCATATAAGGTATATCAATGGCACAAAAATAACAAACAAATGCGACACTTGATGTTAGAGTTGCGTATGTCGCCTTCTGAGAAAGAACAAGCGATAAACAAATACATGAAGAATTTTGAAGAATCGTCTGATGTAGTTAGATCGTTGATATACCCAGACTGGGACTTGTCTAAATTCCAAGCATTTAAGCCTATACCTGTTCCTGAGTTTGACGGCAAGCAAAAAGATTTTTGGCTAGAAGTTAGACCAGAGTTAGTAGAAATGAAACATACATGGAGACACTATTGGAGATCCTACTTTGATAAGATAGATTCGTCATTTCTACAGGCAAACAAAGAACTTAAAAAATCAGTAACCAAAATGCACTATTTAGGTGAGTTATAAATTAAAACATGCAAAATAATTACTATTCTGGCTATTATCAAGTAGGCACTCAAAAGTTTACGAACAAGATCATGGCTGCTATAACAGCTACTGAACAAAAAATTCCCATGACATGGCATTTCCATGATGAAATATTTGCTAACGTAAAACCCGTAGGTGTTAGTAATATCAAGGAGTTATATAAACAACGTGCTTTGCAGTTGCGTGACAAGTATGATTATTTGATACTGAACTATAGCGGCGGAAGCGATAGCTGGACTGTGTTGAATACCTTTCTAGAAAACAACATTAAGTTGGATCATGTGTTTGTTAAATGGCCTATGAAGGCAATGGATAAAGGCTTCTACAAAGCAAATACTGTTGATAGATCAGCGTTTAACTTTGCTAGCGAATGGGACTTTACATTAAAGAAAGATTTAGAGTGGCTGGCACAAACTCATCCCGAAATAAAAATAGAGATAGGCGATTGGTTAGATAATCTTGATAACAGTTATTTCAATGATAACTTGTTTGATAGCGCAGTAAATTATAGTTTTATGACTAACTTATTGCGTGTACCTTTTGGAAGTACAACTGAAAAGGAACTAGTTGAGAAGGGCCGCAAAGTGGGTTCTATATATGGCGTAGATAAGCCTTGGACTGCTATTATGGGAAATAGATGTTTCTTTTACTTTATGGATGGTGCACCTTCAACATGTCCTGTACGCCCTGAAAATCCAGAGGGTACTGAGTATTTTTATTGGAGTCCTGATATGCCGGAAATTGCAGTAGAGCAGGCATACAAAGTTTACCAGTGGCATAAAAACAATAAACAAATGCGACACTTGATGTTAGAATTGCACAAGACAGCTACAGAAAAAGAACAAGCAGTATCTAAGTATATGAAAAATTTTGAAGAATCATCTGATGTAGTTAGATCATTGATCTATCCAGATTGGGATTTATCTAAATTTCAAGCATTTAAGCCCATGCCCATACCAGAGTTTGACGGAAAACAAAAAGACTTTTGGTTAGAAAATAGACCAGAAGTAATGGAAATGAAACATACATGGAGACATTATTGGAGGTCTTACTTTGATAAGATAGATCCGTCAATGTTGTATCCTAACAAAGAACTCAAAAAATCAATATCTAGATTGTATTATTTGGGCGAGTTGTGACCTTTCTTATTGAAATTTTTTGTGATTAGCTGTATAATACTGTATGGCTAATGATATAATGATTGACATTGAGAGTTTGGATACTAGTCCTGACTGCGTAATCCTAACTATAGGAGCAGTGCGTTTTGATCCCAGAGGCAATGGTGTGGTTGAAAGACTAGAGCTAAAACCCACGGTTGAAGATCAAACAGAAATTTACAATAGGAGTATCAATGAAGATACATTACGATGGTGGAGTGAGCAGAGCCCTGAAGCACTTGAAGAAGCATTGGGAGACCAAGGACGCACTCCATTTAGTGAATGCATGGAGACCCTTTATAAGTTTTGTTGGAATCGCCGTGCTGTGTGGAGCAATGGCGCTCCATTTGACCTTGTCGTTATGGAGCATGCCTGGAGACAAGTTAGTAACAAGCCTAATCCCATCCCCTGGCCCTTCTGGTCAATGCGAGACACAAGAACATTGTACGAAATCGCAGGTGTCAGCCTCAAAGACGGTGGACATTCAACAAGTCACAAAGCAGTAGAAGATGCTGAAAGACAAGCTATTGTCGTACAAAAAGCATATATGAAACTGATGAAAGCAGGATTGGCACAACCGCGATGAAACTTAATGCAGATATTGATATTGACTTTGGAGACAGAGATAAGTTGTTGAAACTCATTCAGCACACTCCGGCTGCAATGCGTAACGTTAAGCCCATGCGTAGACACAACACTGGTATATACATCACAGATATACCCTACGACCCTGTATATAATATGGCTGCTATTGACTACACTGAAGCAGAAAAGAGGGGATACTTTAAGTTAGACTTACTGAATGTTCACGTGTATGAGAATGTCAAGGATGAAAATCATTTGCAGGAACTAATGTCAGAACCTGATTGGTCTAAACTAAATGATAAACAGTTTGTTGAAAAATTGATTCACTTGAGCAATCATTATCAGTCATTGCGTAAGATGCCTGAACCAGTGAATAGTATTCCTAGACTAGCAATGTTTTTAGCGTTGATTCGTCCAGCTAAGAAACATCTAATAGGTAAAACGTGGAAAGAAGTAAGTCAGACGATTTGGGAAAAAGAAGCTGATGGGTACAGCTTTAAAAAGAGTCACGCTATTGCTTATGCACAATTAGTCGTGGTACATATGAATTTGTTAGTCCAGTCTCTTGACCAGGGTGATACTTCTACGTTTACTTCTGCGTTTGTTTAATTCATTCATACTGCATGTGGGTCCGTGCAGTATGACTAAGCTCTTGTTATTAAACGTTCGTATATAGGGCTTGAATATAGACCACTCGTTTTTTAAGAATAGATTAATGGGGATTAGTCTATTTGATTCCCACCACCAAATTTCCCCTAATTCTAAGAATTTTTCTTTGATTGCAGCGTCCACAATGGCCCCGTAATCATATATTGTGGTTACCACATCATCCCTGTTTTGCACAATTCCAACGTAATCCTGATTAGCATAGGAGCAGACGGTTATGAAAGGGTGTGTTTCGCTTAGTTTCTTGAAAAATTCGTTTTGTATCATTATGTAAACTTACCCGTTTATTTATCATTTGGTCCCACTTAAATAAATTAATATTTAATAGACTAAATACTGTATTGAGAACCAATCTATGTACGCAACTTCAGTTTTTATCTATACTCAGCGCCAAATTGTTGTGCTACTATCCGGGTATTCGCCGAGGAGATATATGCCAGTCTACGCTAAACCATTAACATTACACAAAGGGGTTGATAATCAGATTCAATTCCAATTCTTGAACCAAGAACAAAAACCTGTTGATATCACAGGAAAAGAAATAACTTGCAGAATTATTAACTATACGGGCGGCGAGGTCCTAATTAGAAAAGCATTAACCTTGCAATTACCTGCAACAGGAATTGCTGCTCTTATTCTAGGTCCTGCTGAACTTGAAGATATTGACGCTCAAAAGTGTTACTACTCTTTAGAAATCCCCGTAGGTGAATTTGACTTCCCTGTATTCGTAGACCAAAATGCAGGTGCTAGGGGTGATATGAATATTGTTAATTCAGTATTACCATCCTTCATTCCATCTGAATCAATATCTATCCCAACAGGTCAAGGATTCCCCAACATCTCTGATCTAGCACCAAATTCTGACGCAGGCTATACATATTACACTAGCGTGATTTCAACGAATGATAACCCAATATTATCATTACAAGCCGAGTATACTCAATATTACGGCAACGTTATTATTGAAGGCTCTACTATTATCAACGGAGATTGGTATCCTATAATAACAGAAACTGACATGGCAAATGTGTCAGAAACCAAAGGGTATGTTGTCAGAGGATACCATCCGTATATAAGGATGCAGTTTGTCAGTAATGCTGGTGTAGTAACCAATATATTGGCAAGATAATTAACCTGTTCTGTTGATTATCGCAAAGCAACATGCTATAATAACTGAGCATGTTTGATATTCTATCTATTATCCCGGGCAAGAAACGACAGACCCACGGTGGTTGGGTGTCGTTTAACGGGGTTTGTTGCCATCACAGAGGACATCGTGCTGATACACGAATGCGCGGTGGCGTACATACTGATGGCAACAATTGGACATATCATTGCTTTAACTGCGGCTTCACTTCTGGATTTACGTTAGGTAAGTCTATACCCTCAAAAGTTAGACAACTATTAACTTGGTGCGGAATTGACGAGAAAGATATATTGCGTTGGAACTTAGAAAGTTTACAACAAAAAGATTTGTTAGACTTTACTAAACCAGCAGTTAAAACTAATATCAAATTTGAAACTAAGGAATTGCCTGAGGACTGTGAGAGTTTGAATCTTGATGATCCTAGACACTTGCGATACATTGAATATATAGAAAGTAGAAACATACACTACGATAGTTATCCATTCAAAGTCACACCAACTGGTACAGGCAATCTTGTCTCTAGGAGAGAACATAGGATTATTATTCCTTATTATTTCAAAGGCAAGGTAGTTGGTTATACAAGTAGATTCTTAGATGACAAGTTACCTAAATACATTAACGTACAACAGCCGGGGTATGTATTCAATATAGATGCACAACAAGATCAATGGAGTGTGTGTCTAGTAACTGAAGGTATATTTGACGCATTAAGTCTAGACGGTGTTGCATTGATGCACGATGATATCAGCGCAGAACAGGCAATGTTGTTAAGCACATTGAACAGACAAATAATTGTAGTACCCGATCGTGATGTAACGGGATTAAAATTATGCGATAAGGCATTAGAGTTAGGATATCAAGTCAGCTTGCCTAATTGGGAAGCAGGCATCAAAGATGCAAACGATGCTGTCAAAAAGTACGGAAAGCTACCGACGCTACTAAGTATCTTACAAAGTGCTACAAACAGTAAAATAAAAATAGAATTACAAAGGAAGAAAATTGGCAAACAAAACGGCTTCTAAAAAACAAATGGAATATACAGTAGACGTACAAAAGTTATTTCTACGTATGATGCTGACCAACGCGGAATTGTATACACGTGTTGCTAACATTATGAATCCTAGCAACTTTGACAAGTCGCTTAGACCTGTCGTTGAGGCGTTTAAAGAAAGCACAGAAAAGTATAGCACTATCCCAGACCCTCAACTATTAGAAGCTACCACTGGGGTCAAACTTGAACCTATACCTGAATTGAATGATGGGCACTATGATTGGTTCTTAGATGAATTTGAATCGTTCACACGTAGACAAGAACTTGAACGTGCTATTTTAACTGCGGCAGATTTACTTGAGAAGGGTGAATTTGATCCTGTTGAAAAGTTAATCAAGGATGCTGTTCAGATTAGCTTACAACGTGACATGGGTACTGATTACTTTGCAGACCCGGCGGCACGTATCAATAAGTATTTCAATGCAGGTGGTCAAGTATCAACTGGCTGGCCTCAAATGGATAAATTATTGTATGGTGGATTCAGTCGTGGTGAATTGAACATCTTTGCTGGTGGTTCAGGCTCAGGTAAGTCACTGGTTATGATGAACATGGCTTTGAATTGGCTACAGCAAGGTATGAGTGGTGTGTACATCTCACTGGAACTTTCAGAGGAACTTACAAGTTTGCGTACTGATGCTATGTTAACTAGTATGAGTACTAAGGAAATTCGCAAAGCAATTGATGACACTGCGCTTAGAGTTAAAATGGTTGGTAAAAAGTCCGGACAATATCGTGTTAAAGGCATGCCTGCACAGAGTAACGTCAATGATATTCGTTCATACTTAAAAGAAGTACAAATTCAAACAGGTATTAAAGTTGACTTTGTAATGGTTGACTATTTGGATCTTGTTATGCCTGTTTCTGTCAAAGTCAGTCCCAACGATCAGTTTATTAAAGACAAGTATGTAGCAGAAGAATTGCGTAACTTGGCCAAAGAACTAGGAATCTTGTTAGTTACTGCATCTCAGTTGAATCGTACAGCGGTTGATGAAATTGAATTTGACCACAGTCACATCGCAGGTGGTATCAGTAAGATTAACACAGCGGATAACGTGTTCGGTATCTTTACAAGTCGCAGTATGCGTGAGCGTGGTAAGTATCAACTTCAGTGTATGAAAAGTCGTAGTTCTACTGGTGTCGGGCAGAAAATTGACTTGGAATACAACATTGAAACCATGCGTATCACAGACGAGGATCCTGACGGATATGCAGAGCAACAAGCAAAATATGCCCCGAAACCTGCTCCTAACGATATTATGAGCAGAATTAAGGCGCAAACTGTAATTTCACACACAATGGACCCTATCATTGACCAGACAACAGGGGAAATTTTAGAGCCTGTGGCCAAGAAAGTCGTAGCAGACGTTCGCGGATCCAAGCTTAAAGCTATGCTTAATGACTTAAGTAAATAATTATCTACCAAAGACTAAATACTATTAGGATAGATATTATGCAAAAACAAACTCGCAGTCTATTGCAGGAACTAGAAGCTATTGGCAATAATCGTGATACAACTCACATTATTGAGAACCGAGCCCATAACATTATTACTAGTGCTATTAATCTACTTGAAATGATTAACAAGAACTACAATGAGGAACAGGCTCAGTTGTTAGAGAAAAAGCTCCTAAGTGCTATTAAAAGCAGAGACCAGTCTCGTTTTTCTAAGTCATTAAGGAAAAAACCGTGAAGTTAACAGATTTGAAAAAAATAAAAGAAAATACAGACCGTGTAGATGAACTAGCGTTGAATCAAGTAATTGGTGACTATGGTGCAGCTGCCGCTAAACAATTAGGAAACAGACTATTAGGTCGCGGAGAAGGCGCATTATCTATCAAAGATAAAATGGCCAAAACTAAATTCATACAAGACTTCGTGGGCCGTGCTTCAACTGCTTTAGATAGTGCGGTATCAAGTGGATTAGTTGATCCTGACTTAGGCGGACCTGCTCCAGCAGCAGCTCCTGCAAGTCCTGCTGCACCCACTGCTCCGGCAGCAAGTTCTCCGTCTACACCGGCAAGCCCTGCCGCTCCTGCAGCTGCCGCGCCTGCAGCAGCCGCTCCTGCAAAAGCTGGAATGGGAGTTGGTCAAAAGGCTGCGGCTGCGGCTATGGGTCAACGACAGACCAACCAGAATTTAAACAACTACGTTCAAGGTGCAGCAAAAGCATTGAATGCTGCAACTGACAAGAATCAAAAGATACAATTAACTAAAGAACTAGTCAATTTCATGGCTGATCGTAAGGATTATCCTGAGTGGGGTAATGCTGTATCTACTGTTCAGCAAGTAATTAAGAAGGGCAATGTAGATCCTAATTTTGCAAATGCTGCAATGGCTAAATTAAAAGCAGGTCAAACAATGGCTGAGTCATGGCAGATGTATTGGATCAATAAGCTATTAGAAGCAGTAGATTTGTCTTGGGAAGATTTAGGACTAACCGTTCTTCACGAATCAAAGAACGGTACTTATGCAATCGTAGAAAGTAAATTTCAAAAATTAAACACAATTTTTGAAAGTATCATTAGCGAAGCAGAAGCTGAAAGCATTCAGAGTTGGTTTAAGCGTTGGTTAAATCAGTATATGAAGGGTGTAGATTTGTCTGATCCTAAAACTGCTGCACAAATTGACCAATACGTTGATGCTATTCAACAAACTTACAGAAAAGATAAGGGAAAGGCTGCATTGAATCAATTGGCAAATGCTGCATTCTCATTGTCTTATAGCAATAAGGGAACCCCGGGTGCATTGGGTGCTACTGCAGGTAAAGCAGCCGAACCCGCTGACACTGGATCAGCAGGTGGTCCTCTAGCTAGAATGGCAGCTAAAGCGGGAGGTCCTGCTACCAGCGGTGCTACAGAGCCGGCTGATGCAACTGCTGCAAGTAGTCCAATAGCTAGAATGGCAGGTGCATCAAGTGCATCAAGTGCTCAAAACTCTAATGAATTAATTACAGTCGCAAAAGATGCATTGCAGAAGTTACAGAAGGTTGACCCGGCTGCATACTCTGCTTTCGTTAAAGAGTTAACTTCTCCTAAGGCGCCGGCTGCGTCCGCAGCTCCTAGTGCTCCGGCAGCAAAACCAAGAACTCCGTTTAGAGCACCCACGAAGGCTCCTGTTGCTAAACCAACAGTAACAGCAGAAAGCAAAAAGATTAAACCATTTAAGAAATGGTAATTATGAACCTATCAGAATCGTTAGCATTTTTAAAGAACAAGCTTGATAGCATAGACGTAATTACGGAAGCTAAGGGCCACTTAGATCACCCTGAAGATTTGATATTTTTAGACGGATCACAGGGTGGTTCCCGAGCAATTCAAGCTATCGTTGATACTGTTAAAAATCCAGCTACTGTAACTATTAAATGGGACGGCTATCCTGCGTTGATTTTTGGCCGTGGAACTAATGGCAAGTTCAGTATCATGGACAAGCATATGTTCAACAAGAAAGACGGCTCAGGACGTAATGTATACAGTCCTGAAATGTTCGTGCAATACGATATGGCTAGAGGTGTCAACCGTGAAGGTCTTCATAGACTAATACAAAACATTTGGCCAGGTTTAGAAAAAGCTGATAAAGGCAAGGGCTACTATTGGGGAGACCTATTATTCAGTGAACCTTTAGAAGAAAAGCATGGAGTATACTCATTCAGAGCTAACCCCAACGGCATTACATATAACGTAGATGCAAACAGCGAAGTTGGTAAGTTCTTGGGTGGAAAGACTGCAGGTATTGTAGTACATCAATTTATTCCGCCTGACGCTGCAACAACTGATGAAGCTACTCCTTTACCGGGGACAATAGGATCGTTGAAGAACAACAGCGATGTTGCGATTGTGCCGGCAAAGATGCCGATCACACCTAAGCTTAAACTAAACGCTGACTTAGTACGTGCTGCAAAACAAAGCTTAAGAGAAAACGGCAAAAAAATTGATGAGTTTTTTGCTAAGGCTCCTCAAGCTAAAGGCCCGTTCATCATGTTGTTCACAACATATATCAACAAAAGAATTGTATCTGGAAATTTAAACAACTTAGTTGACGGTTTCTTAGAATACATCGGCACTCGTAACATGTCAGATGCACTACGAGGAAAGCTTTTAGGTTATGATACAGTTGACCCCAAGACAAACAAAACAGTACATACCCCTGGATATCTAGACGGTAACAAGTCAATACTAACTGCAATATTCCAGACGTGGATTGATATCTACAATCTGAAAATGAACATAGTTGAGCAATTGAACAAGGCGGCAGAATCTAGTCCTGTTAGAGGCTTCTTGCAAGATGGTACTCAGACCCAAGAAGGCTTTGTGTCTAATGGCTTGAAGTTTGTAGACAGAATGGGCTTTAGTCGCCAAAACTTAGCCGGTCAACGCTGATTTTTACACCCAAAACCAGCATTTTTTTGTGCCAGGCATAAATAAGTATATGAATCTATAGGATTCAAACTACTTAAAGGAATTTTATCATGGCACAATTTACAAGAGTTAACGGTGACTACTTACCAGTTATTAACTATGACGCAGACTCATACACAAACTCTGGCGTTAACGCAGTTACATCTGGCGCAACTGTTCAACCACAAGGTCCTAAGTTGGACTTCTTCACAATCACTTTCACAGGTGCATTGACAACAACTCAGTTGAACACAGCTATCCAGACAATTCAACAATTAGCTACAATCTATATCTATGAGTACACAGACGCTTCTGATGACACATTAGCTGTTGCTGTATACCCAGTTGGTGCATGGGACACTACATCCCTAGACACAGCTTTAACTGCTGCTGTTGAAGGTTGTACAGTTGCTGCTTCTGCAACATTCACAGGTTAATCTTAAATTAATCAAAATAACCCGAGATTTATTCTCGGGTTTTTTTACCTCTCTAAATAGATGATGAGTTTTACTTTGTCATGTTACACGTTGTTTGATATTACCCCTACTGGAGTAACTCAACGCACCAAACCAGAACCTGATGAAGACCTTAATAAATGGATGCATAAGAGAAACACTCAATGCAACTTTGATACTATCATACAAGCAATATCTTTACGTTCACAGCCCGATCTAACATCTGCGGTAGAATGTATTCAAATAAGATTTGATGAATTCACTGATTTTGGATTTTTGTTTGAGCAAGAAGATAGTGAAACATATTCCTGCTGGAAGTTTGATTTTGAGATACAACATGCAAGTGTATTCAGTGATGGAATTACTGAATTAGGAGCATTGTATGCTGATTGTGATGGGGTACCCATGATTAAGTGCGGCACTGAATGGTCTAAGTTACCCTCGTTTTTAGATACCAGTTCTGAACTACGTAACATATATTTTAAGGTGGTACTAAATGATTGATGCCAAAGCAATAGAAAAAATAGAAAAGTTCATCCCTAAGTCTTATGTACAGGATTTACAGAACATCATTGTTTATCAAAATGAAGATGGTTCTTATGAACTGTTTAACAAATACAAGATCGTAAAGAGTAAGAACAACAGTTACATGGTTTACGTATGGGATGCTAACCCTATACCATTCTATTCGTTGAAAAATGCAGTGGCTTGGTGTACATATGACAAAAGAAACCGAATCCTAGACGCTGAACGAATATACTATCTAGATTCTGGATTAATGAGAGTTGATGCTATGATAGAACAGCATCAAAGACTAGCTAAAAAATCAGCTACATCTGATACTAAACTGATTTACTTAGCAAAGTTGACAGAAGAAAAGCTACGAAAAAAACAAATGGCTGCGGAAATGAGTCGCTATGTGTATCAATCAATGCTTTGGCAAACCAAGCAATTTGCCAGAAAACCCTAACAATAATACAAAAAAGATAAATACTAGATATTAGTCTGGAACCAACTATGAAATTAAACGAACTTGATTACAACCCCATTTTAAATGCTCAAAAGGCTTTAAGTGAACAATATGAACTTCCCTTCAATGTAGAAGGAATGTCATTGACCTCCACAAAAGCAATGCTACAAAAAGTGCGCGGATTGATTAGCGAAACTAAGCAGTCCCCTGATTTTTATAGCAAGCAAACAAGCCCTGCATACATGAAAATGGTCTTTATGGAACAAGCACTTGCATATCATTTTAATGATTTGCGTAGCAGACCTCAGCCTCGCATCGTTATAGAAAACGAAGAAGTTGAAAAGTCTCAAGTTGTCTTGGCTGCACAAGATATGGTTGACTCTGTACAGAAGATGTTAGAAGAAGTAGGACAGATGCAAGTTAAAGAATTGCCTGCTCTAGTTTCTAGCATTGAATCTGAAATCGGTGTTACTGAAGCACAACAATATGACCAAGAAGTATCTGCATCTCTTGACGCATTAAGCGCATCACTAAAAGAAGCGTTTGCTGCATTAAAGGGTGCGTTAGGTACAGTCACTGGTCAAGGTGGTGCTGACTTTGGTGTAGGTGCTCCTGAAGCCGATGCTGAAATGGGTGCTGAAGCTGGCGCTGAAATGGGTGCTGACTTAGGTGCTGAAGCTGGCGCTGAAATGGGTGCTGACTTAGGCGCTGAAGAACTTCCTGCAGAAGAACCAGAAGCTGAACCAGTAGCTGGCGCAGGCAGAGCAAAGAGATAATGCGTCTTTACGAGTTTGATGGTCCTGATCCACTGTTGGCAAAAATTGTAACAGTGAGCGATCAACTTAAATCTTTGGTGGACAAGGGTTCCGCCAAAGATTGGACCGTAGACCAACTCATGTCATATTTTCAAAAATATGATGTATCTCTTGATAAAAAAGACCTTTACAATATGATTAAGAAACCACCATTGAAGGATGTTATTTCTAACATTCAAGGTGATAAAGTTATATTCAAAGGCAAAGAAGACCCGGTATCGCCTGATACAGATGACAGCCAAAAGGTTGTCAAATCAATGGCTGACAAAGCCGCACAAAAAATAGCATAAATTGGAAATCACACATTTAGTAGTCAACGGCTGTAGTTGGACTTATTGCCAAGGCCTTGAGCATCCCGAACGTGACGGTTGGCCCGCATTATTAGCAAAAAAGCTAGGTGTAAAGGTCGTGAACTTAGCTGTTCGTGGTTGCGGGAATGACAGCATCAACAGAAGAACACATGAGTATGTGTACGAAAATCTTCCCTCTAATAGCAAACCATTCTTTGTAATAGCGTGGAGTCAATATTGGAGAAGAGAAGCATGGCAGAACGAGTTTTTGGGTTGCAAAGATTACAATGACTATGCTCCTGTCAGTTTTCCAGGTGACTCACCGCAAACCAATCTAGAACGTGCTCTATTAGACAACTGGAGCTACTTAGATTTCTACAGAAAAACGTATCTTTTCAAACTGTCTTTAATGAACTTATTTAAAGTACATGATATACCGTATTTTATGACAGACTATGCATCGCCCAATCATGAAGACGGGCCTGTCATTGAAACGATACGCAATAGATTTCCTAACTTAGTTAATACAGTTACTAACAACCCCAATGAGTTAACACCCTTTCATATACTCACTAAAGATTATCCTGCACTGCCCTGCGGACATGATGATCTAGAAGCACAGGTTGTTCTAGCAGACTATACGTATAATGAAATCGTAAAGCGTTATCAAAAGCCCAATGTTATTCAGGGTGACTTCCTAACACTAGACAATTTTAAAATATCAGAAAACCCCGACACTAGAGACAATCAAACTGTTTGGCGTTAACCATAATCGTTGCAATCTTTGAAGCATAACGTTATAATTCATAGATGTATATTCCAGACAAATATAATTATGTACCTATGCAGAGGGTTGAGATAGACGGTAAACGTAGATATGCAACCCCCGATGGTGAAAAACTCCCTAGCGTTACTACTATCTTAGACGCAACTAAACCCGAAGAAGCTAAGAAAGCACTTAACGAGTGGCGCAAAAGAATGGGCCCTGTACGAGCCCAACAGATCACCACAGAAGCAGCAGGTCGTGGTACACGAATGCACAAGTGGCTTGAAGATTATGTTAAGACTGGACAAATAGGTACTCCGGGATCTAATCCATACAGCATTCAAAGCCACAAAATGGCATCAACCATCATTTATGAAGGGCTTAGTAAATGTAATGAATATTGGGGCACAGAAGTTCCCCTTTACTTTCCTAAAGTATATGCCGGAACAACTGACTTAGTTGGCGTTCATGATGGTTCTCCTGCTATCATGGATCACAAGCAAGCTAACAAGCTAAAGAAGAAAGAATGGATTAGTGATTACTTTATCCAGTTAGCCGCATATGCAAATGCACATAACGAAGTTCATGGTACAGACATTCGTAAGGGTGTGATTTTTATGTGTACCGCAGACAATATCTATCAAGAATTCATCATTGAGGGTTCTGAATTTGACCACTGGACTAATGAGTGGTTTAAGCGAGTAGAACAGTACTACATGCAATTCATCTGACGTTATGGTCGGGTTTATGATAAATAAGTGTAAATCTTTTAAAGAATACACTTATGGCTATAGTACAAATCTCAAAAATCCAACAAAGATCCGGTAATCTAGTAGACCTACCACAGCTTGACGAAGCTGAATTTGGTTGGGCTAGTGATGCTAAGAGACTCTTTATTGGTAAAACAACGCCAAATGAGAACATTGAAGTATTGACTTCATATTCTACTGTAAGCTTCAGCCAGATCAATGGTGCTTATGGTAACTTAGACATTGCTAATGCAGTCGTTACTGGACAGGTAATGACCTACAATAAGGTTTCAAACACTTGGGTTAACACAGGTGGTAATGCATTAGATCCGGGCAATTCTGCATATTTCTCAAATACACCAGTACACTTAGGCAACGTTGCTAACGTAAAGATCGGTGGCGGTGCGATCGGTTATGTTTTAGAAACTGACGGTCAAGGTAACTTATCTTGGACCAGCAAGGGCACTTTACGTGCTAACATTACAGGAATTACACGTGATTCCGGTAACGCAAACATCATTGTTGTTACTGTACCTAATACCACTCCTTACACAAACGGTACTGCTATCACTATCAGTGGTGCAAACGGTGTTTCAAACAGTGTGGTTAACGGTAACACTTTCTATGTGAAAGTTGCAAGCGACTTTGCTACATCCGGTAACGTAAGATTATATTCTGATATATCTTTGACTACTGCTGTAACAAGTACAAACATTTCGTATACAAACTCACCAAACGCTTTAGCAATTACATCTTTGGGTAGCACCGGCGCTGCTGCTGCGGGTGGTTCTAATACTACAATACAGTTCAATAATAACAACATCTTAGATGGTGATGCAGATTTCACATATAATTTCAATACCAACTTATTAACACTAAACGGTAATGCTAACGTAGCTAACTTAAATGCAAGTGGTGCAGTAACGTCATCAACTTTATTATCTAATGTAGCTACTGGTACCCCTCCGTTGACTGTTACAAGTACAACACGTGTAAGCAACTTAAACGTTACTTATGCAAACGTAAGTGACTTTGGCGTAACTACTGCACAAACTACAGGTACATTCTTCCCTGTATTTGTTAATGGCAGCGCAACTGCTAACCGTGCATTAGCAGCTAACGCTAACTTAGGATTCAACGCAGCTACAGGTAACTTGTCAGCTACTATTTTAAATGCTAACGCATCAATCGCTGCCGGTACAACAATAACTGCTACAGGAAACGTCACTGGTTCTAACCTATTAACTGCAGGTAATGTTACTGCAAGCAGATTAATTTCTAACGTAGCTACCGGCACTGCACCATTAACAGTAACAAGCACAACACGTGTAGGTAATCTAAGTGTTGATTACGCAAACGTCAGTGACTTTGGTGTTGTAACTGCACAGACTACAGGAACATATTTCCCTACATTCGTCAGTTCTTCTGCAACCGGTAACAGAGCACTGGCGGCTAATAGTACGTTCAGTGCTAACTTAGCAAATGGTGCATTAATAGCTACAACGTTTGTGGGTGCATTAAGTGGTGCGGCTACTAGCGCAACTACAGCAGGTACAGTAACAACTGCTGCACAACCAAACATTACTAGCGTCGGTACATTGACAAGTTTAGGTGTTAACGGAACAATTACCGCAGTAGCAGTTACAGCAAACACAGGGGTATTCACTGGTAACGGTAGTGGATTAAGTTCATTGGCAGGAGCCAATGTAACTGGTACTGTAGCTAACGCCACATATGCAACTAGTGCGGGCACTGCTACTAGCGCAACTACAGCAGGTACAGTAACAACTGCTGCACAACCTAATATTACTAGTGTCAGCACATCATTTACTAGCTTGACATTCGCCAATGCTCAAACTATCTCAGGTAACAATCTATCATTGACTACTGGTGCTAATACTAATGCAGGTACTATAACAGGTAACTGGACGTTAACTACTGGATCTAGGTTACAAGCAACATACGCTGACTTGGCAGAATACTATGAAGCTGATGCTCATTATGAGCCGGGTACAGTATTAGAGTTTGGTGGAGACAAAGAAGTTACTGTTGCAGAAGACGGAACTACAAGAGTTGCAGGTGTAGTATCTACTGATCCTGCATATGCAATGAATGCAAAA